GATTGTTCATCGTAGGGTCAAACGTCCTAAATGTAGTATCGTCTCCAGTAAGTTCACCAGCTGCTACTATGACTGTCTCGCCATCGGCTGGCATATATTCATAGCCACCAACACCACTCTCTGCATTAAATAGTGATATACCATTTTCAAGCAACGGAATATTGCTTATATTATAAGTGTTTCCGTTTACAGTGAATTTTTGATTAGATCTCATTAGCCCTTTACAATTGGTGTTGGATTATTAAATACTGTCAATACAACCTGCCCTCTTTTACCCTTAGCTTGATTTAACACAAATTCTTGAGTTAAACCGTCACAGTATGACACCACAAAGGTAACAAATCTATTAAAACCTGTATTGTTTTGAGCCACATTGATAAATATATTCTGCGGTCCAAATCCAGACGTGGCATAGTTAGACACCCAGTTTGTTCCGTATCCATTATTTTGAACGCTTATCGTCCAGGCAGAATCTGTGCTAATCAAGAATGCCATCACATTAAATGGTGTAGATGGACCTTTATATGAATATCTGCTCAGCGTCAACTTACAAGGTACAACCTTCTGATCGTTAAATGCAAGTATGTACTTGTGTAGGTATGGATCATAGCATCCCAACTTCTGCGTGTATGGGTTCTCACGCATGATGTCTCTAAAAAAGTCTGCCATACCCCATCCAGACACCTCTGTGATCTGGTCGTTTTCCATCTGTAGAACCAACCCCTTTCTAGCGTCAGTAAAGAATACAAACTGTCCCCAGTTATCGAATGACTCTGGGTTGTTGCTTATCCCGTACTCACCAGCCATAGGTATCTGTGTACCTAAAACTTCTGGTATAGATACAACCTGTCCTCCACCTATAGAGTCAAACATCACGTTTTTCTCGTACAAAACGTTAGACACCTTACTCTGTTGGAACACAACTAAGTCTGTATTTCGTGCGTACAACTTCTGAATCGAACCAAAGTCTCTGTCAAGATACTTAAAGTTAGATAGAGACAAGTTAAACTCGTTCATTCTGTTTATGCCAGATCCTTGTTTGAAGATCCCACTGTAGCATATAGATGCCTCACTACGTACTTGCTTGTAGTCCTCAACTGGCGTAGTTACACGAACGCTGAAGTCTTTCTCTGTCTCATTAAAGTCATCGTATATTCTGTCTGACTCAAGACCGTTACCCCAGCACCAAGCACTAAACTCTGTATTTAAGCTTTGAGGCTTGTTTATCTCTATAACAGCTGGCGTAAATGTATTGCCTTGGTCTTGCTCCAATGATCCGTCAAACTTTACAGTTCCTGGAGTTATTCCTCCAGCACCTGGGAATCCTAGTTCAACAATTATAGAGTACAAATTTTCTACGGCAAGTACAGTGTATGCTCCATCTGGCATTGGTGCTGCCGATGAGTTAACATAAACTACATCTCCAGGATTAAAATAATGAGGTCTCTTTTTGGGTCTCTCTGAATCAAGCTGTAAAAGCCTTGTGTACCCATTAAATGGTCCTCCATCAACAAATTGATAATCATCATAGTCCCAAAGAACAACGTGCTTATTGTCTATAATAGGGTACGTCTGAAACAGTTCGTGGTATATGTCTACATCTGTTTCAGTAGCTACGGTTTCACATAATACCTTTTTAGATGATTGAATAATTTCTATACTACATTTAATAGCATTTTCTTGATTGTTATTATAGCCAAATCCTTGTATTATCATATGCAATGGAGCATATATAGATGTTGAAGAATAATCCTTATAAGAAGTTGTAGTTGAAATTGTTTGAATAATAAAATTCTGTGTAGGACTTATGCTTGGTCCAGATGAATTTAAATATCCTCTTCTAAAGGTAATTCCCCTTGAATTTACATTTGCTCCTGTTGAATCATATTGAATAAAATCTTGCCATGCTCCAGATTCTATAATCCATTCCTCTAAATTTTCATAAAAAGATGGTGATATAAACTCTTGAATTTGTTCTTGAGTGGAATCATTTAATAAATCTTGAATTATTTTTATTCTAACAACAGCACCTGGAAGAATATTTTGATATCCTATTTCATCAGTTGTAACTATACATCCACCACCATAAGATTGTGTATTATAATTATTTAATGGTATTCCATATCCTCCAAAAACATTATAACTACTCCAATTTTGATTTGATATATTATATGGAGATTCTTGTAAATCCCAAAAACCAAGACCTATACCATCTAAACCTGCTCTGCAATTTATTTTCCATCTATCACCAGGTATAAAATCATAATCGTTATTAAATGTAGCTTTAAAAAGACAAGAAGATGGATTACCTGACCATGTAAAAAAATTATAAATACCAGATAATGGTATATCAATAGGTCCTATCCATCCATTAACTGCTTTTATGTCTTGAGTCCATTTAAATGTTGTAGGTGTTACTATTTCTATTGTTATTCTTCTATCTATTTTACCCCAATAAAAATCTGAAGTTAAACCACTAGATGAAATTCCACCAGATATTATTGCATTCGGATTTCCAACTCCATAATGTATTGATCTTTCAACCATACCTACAGGATAATCATAAGATCCAAATGCAGGATTAGTTTCATAACTAAAAACAGGCATTGATTGAGGCATTATGTATCCACTATAATCTGTTGTATTATTACTTTCTGATTGATTAAAATATTGTAGTAAACTTGCAGTGCTAAGTTCAGATGATACGTCAACCTTTATTTTAAAGTAAAGACCCTCAGTCTCTGTATACTGATTTCCATTAATAAAACCAGCTGTTTTAGATTCAATTTCAAGTATCTTATACTTTTTATTTATCATAGTAGCACCATCTGCTACTGACTTAAATATAATATACTCCCCAACCTTTATCTTATCTTTGTCAGATTCGTGTATTCTAAAATATCTAAATAGACCATTCTCATAAAATAAAATAGGAAATACATTATAGTATGACTTTTTTGGTTGCTTTACAACAATACGATAATGCGTAGCCCAACATGGTGGAGAACTACTTAGACTAAGCGAAATTGTATTTGCATTTATAGAATTAGTTGGAGGTACGTTTATAGAGTTGTTTTGACTAGCAAGAACAGTAGTCATGCGTCCATAGTCATCAAGATATACAATACCAAACTCGTAGTCCCTATCTGATCTCCATGTTGGCTTAGGATTTTCAAATCCAGCCTCTGTTGGTGTAAATGACAATGAAAAGTTTATGCTTATATCATCACCATTACAGTCTATTATATCTTGAAACTGTACATAGTTACCATATGCTACACGGTTACCAACAACGTCTTGAGCCTTTGCCAACAATGGTACATTGTCAAACAATCGTGTTACCTGCTCTTGAGGAAGAGCAGCATATATCTTATTATTTGTAAATACTATTCTAAAAGAAAAGTTGTCTGGTATCAACAATAATGGCTTAGAGTATGTATCAACGATTGATACATTGATAGACTTTGTATCACGCACAACCAACTGCACCTCTTCAACAAACTCGTTACCAGTTTCAAATGAGACACGTACAGAGTTGTATTTATTAGTCATAGATCGGTTGTTACCTATACCATAGTCATAAAAAAAGTCTTTCGGTCCAAAAGCCACAGCCGAGAATGGGGACAATGAACTATACTGCCCGTCAATATATTTGTATCTGTATGCAAAGTACATAAACTTCTCTGACATATTAGATGCCTGTGACTCTTCAGTATCAAAAAAGGGTTCAATGCTAGGTGCATATAAAGGTGGAGCAAGTATCACATCGATATCCATGTCGATACGATAGTCGTTCACATTGTATGCTTTTGCTCTAGTAATATTTATTCGTCGTGGTGGATTGTAGTCGTCCGTCCAAAATAAATAGTTGTCCGTGTTGTCACCTAGAATATAGTTCACACCAGTTATGCAGTACTCCTTTCGAAAATTAAGTTGAGATGGATTACTCTCATTTATTTTGTTAGACTGCAATACACGCACCATTGTTCCCTCCTGTGCGTTGTACTCGTATATACCGTCAAAATAGTCAGACGATACGAACCAGTAGATAAGCCCAGTTGACTCATGAGTCACTGCACCTATAGTACGAGCATCAACTACAGACTGACCAGAAATGACAGACAAGTCCTCAACAAGGACGTTACCCATCACGTTTTGAGCCATACCAACATTTCCACTACTCGAAGTGTCTACGTCAATATTTAAAGCATCTCGGAAAGTACCATTAGGTACAAGTCTATCGTCGAGATCTTTATTCATGATCCCAGAGACGAAAGTATTGCTAATATCTGGCATTATTTAATCCATTTGCCTTGACCTCTCAATGTCATGAGGAGTCTAGACGGGTGAATATTACTCATTCTAATTCTTGCGTTACGCAGTTCAGCTTTACGCTCTGTCTGTGTACGTCTTACAATATATTCGTTTACCGATGCCTTGTTGGTCATCAGCATGTATTTTATGTGTGCCTTTACAAATCGCTCTGCAAACTTATTGATCTGTATCATGTCATCGTCACCGTTCTCCATACCGTCAGAAACATACTCGATAACGATCAAGCTGTTTGCACGCATAGAGCTAAAGTCAATGACACCAGCCGAACGGTTTACACGGAACTTAGGATTGATGTTTGCCTCAGATGGATCCATGCCGTAGCGTGAACCAATTCGATAGCTAAAGTACCAGTTGTCGCCCCAGCACCATCCCTGGCATCCGTTGTATATTCCAGGTCCCCAGTATGTATGCTGCTCAAGACGTTTGATGTCAAGCACAGATGTACCAGTCAACACCTCTCCACTAAGATCAAAAAGAACCTCGTTGTTGTTGTCCTGTAGGTATGCATTAGCAGATAGAACCCTGCTGTTCTCTGTCAATGGATAAAGCTGTCCATCCACGTTCAAAGATATACGTATATAGTCAACGTAGTCTGGAGGAAGTATCATCTTTAGGTTGTCGCCAACATTTATCTCGATAACCTTGATGTTACGCATTGCATCAAAGTTCAACTCCTTAACGGCATCCTTGGCATAATATAACACCTCGTAACGCTTTACATTGTCGACCAATTTATCTGGCCCCACGTTCATCAACATGAAGTCATTCACGATGTCATGCAACGACACATACTGGTACTCACCCCAGTTTTCATCTGTAGGTGTTACGCCCCCGTTTGTGTAGTACTGATAGTTACTAATGTATGCCATCTGTTATGCCTTTTTTTGTATATCAATCGCTTCCTCACTCTCCATAGCCTGTACAACTTCTGCCTCACGGATAGACAATCCAGCATACTGAAGAATCTTAACAGCCAACAATGGACCCTCACTTACTGGAAGCTCGAAGTCTCGGTAGTCTTGTTGTGTTGGATTAAACAATGGTACGTTTCCAACCATCGTATAAGTCCACTTAGGATCTATTGGAGTGCGTATATA